TTTTAACAATGATTAACAATGGAAACTAAAAACAACACAGGTGCTATCTTCAAAAATGATAAGAAGACAAGCGAAACTCATCCTGACTACAAGGGTAAGGTAAATGTAAACGGTAAAGATATGGAGGTAGCTCTATGGCTTAAAGAAAGTAAGACAGGTATAAAGTACTTTAGTACTACATTTCAAGAGCCATACGTTAAGCCAGTGCATACAGAGATACCACTAATGCCAGATGACTCAGATGATGATTTGCCATTCTAAATAATTTGATTATATTTGGGCCATGATATTACTAGCCCTTATACCATTAGCGTGGTGGTTTGTTACTTTTGAGCCACTGCAAGCAACTTTTAACTACTTATTTAAGTATAACACTAGGTACCCAATAGCCATACATATACACTCTGCTTTGAGCTGTATTAAATGTGTGGCTTTTTGGCTTACTATATTTTGTACCTTTGATTTTATCCTGGCTTGTCAGGCTGCACTAATTGCTTATATACTAGATGAATGTTTACAGAAGCTGAGATAGAACTCGTAGATACAATAGCAAAGTTACCTGATAGTGAAAGGTATACTAAGTACTCTTGCATCAAATTATTTAAGATTAAAGAGAAATACGAAGGTAGACAGCCTAGAGAATGCTTTTGTGCATCAGTTAGGAGGAGGATATGGTCCAAGGACTTTATGCAATGGTATGAAAAGAGCCTTAGACAAGTACATTAGCAGCAACTATGCTGAGGTGAGGGCATACACTTCATACTTCCTATCTAAGATGGGGAGCTATATCGACGCTGATACTGTTATCAATAACTCATATCTTCATGTGGTTAATATAGATGGTGATCCTGATAAGGTAAAGGGTTATCTACTCAATACAATTAAGTATCAGATCCTATGGTCCACATCAAAGAGCCACAGGGATGATAAGATAACAGCCATTGAGCACCCAAACACTGAGCCTGCAGATGATGATGACCTGGTGCATAAGCTTAGGGAGGATAGAGCCTACTCTTTTAACAAAGGTTTGATAGAGATCTATCGTAATGAGATAACAGATAAGATACAGCTAATAGTATTTGAAGCTTACATAGATAAAGGATATATTACTAGTAGAGCAATGGCTATCTATTTCGGTATTACTCACACTTCTGCTTACTACCTGATCAAAGAATTAAAACAAAACATAAACAAATTACAATATAGGTATGAAGTGGAGCCAATTAATTAGTATCTTTAGCCTATTGTTAGCTCTGAGCTGTGGCCTTGCATTGTTTACATTAGACTTTGTTTGGGCTTCAAGAGCTGCAGGGTTATGGATAGCATTTTATTATACATTTTTAATTTTAGTACAGTATGAAAACAAAGAATGAATACTTAGGTCAGTATATCACTACCTACAATGGCAACTATGAAAACACGATTGAAGTAACTGAAGAGATGGCTCAAGAGCATAAGTACTATACCTCTATAGGTTTGGGTTACTTGTTTGAAGAGAGCACTCCTAAGGCAAAGTATAAAGGTGTAGAAAATGAAAAAGCAGATTAGCTCTACTTCGACACTATCTAAGCCTAAGGTTAAGAGACCAGGTGTACATGCTAAGACTAAGAACTCTAAGCTGAAAGCATCTAAGAATTATGTTAAACAATATAAACAGCAGGGATAATGCCTAAGCCTAAATTGATAGAAAGTCCTGAGAAGTTAATGGAGATATTTGAGGCTTATAAAGCTCATTGTGCAGATAACCCTAGAATAAAATGGGTGCTATCACAAAAGACTGCAGAGATGGTTCCTGAGCCTTTAAGAGTACCTTTGACTAATGAGGGCTTTGAGATATTTTGCTATAATAACTACAGTGATGTTCACCATTATTTTGATAACACTGATGGTCGATATTCTGAATATAGGACAATCTGTACGCACATAAAGAAAGAGATCCGTAACGATCAAATCACTGGGGGTATGGTAGGACAATTCAACCCCTCCATAACTCAACGTCTCAATGCACTGAAAGAGCACACAGATGTAACCAGTGGTGATGAGAAGATAAGTGCTATTACTGTTACTATAGTTAAGTAGTAGTATAGTATAATAATAATAATAACAATATAGTATCTAACTAGGTACTAGCTTTGCTATGGAGATAAAAAGCACAGTCATCTTTGAAAAGAACTATGAGGCCATAGCAGGAGACAAACGCTTCATAATTAATGAGGGAGGCTCCCGTTCATCTAAGACTTACAGCCTTTGTCAGCTGATGATAATCTACTGCCTGCAGAATAACAATAAGGTGGTGTCAGTTATCCGTAAAACCTTCCCTGCCCTACGTGCTACAGTACTTCGTGACTTCATAGAGATACTAAAAGACATAGGGCTGTATAAGCAAGAGATGCATAATAAGAGTGAGCACATCTATACCTTTGCCAATGGATCTATGGTAGAGTTTTTCTCAGTAGATGATGAGCAAAAGATAAGGGGACGTAAAAGAGACATAGCCTGGTGCAATGAAGCCAATGAGCTCTACTTCGATGACTTCACTCAGCTGAATATGAGAACGGAGGATAAGCTAATCTTTGACTACAACCCATCTGATAGTGCATCATGGTTATATGAGCTACCTGCTGAGGAAAGCATAAAGATAAAGAGCACCTACAAAGACAATCCCTTCCTACCTGAAAGCATCAAAGCTCAGATAGAGGATCTCAAGAGAACAGATGAGGCACTGTATCAGATCTATGCCCTAGGTGAGAAGGCTATCAGTAAGAGTAACATCTATTCTCAATGGTCCTTTGTAGCTCATAGGCCTGCTAAGTTTGTTAAGTACGTATATGGCTTAGACTTTGGATACAATCACCCCACAGCATTGATGAGGGTGTACTACTGTGACAATGATATCTACATAGAGCCTGTGATATATGAGAGCTACCTGACTACCACAATGCTCATAGAGAAGCTAGCAACCCTGAACATAGAACAAACCGTTACCATCTTAGCAGATTACTCTAGACCTGAAATAATACAGGAGATGAATATAGCAGGCTATGACGTACAGAATGCTAACAAGGTGGTAAAGAAAGGTATTGATAACCTTAAGACCTTTGGTGTATTTTGCCAGGATGATAAGGCCATAAGAAGAGAGTATGAGAATTATAAATGGAAGAAGATAGGTGACTTCATAACTGATGAGCCTGTCAAACTATTTGATGATGCAATGGATGCAATAAGATACGCCACTACTCACATAAGGCAGGAGTATTACACCGATGACTCGTACTATGCATTCTGATATACTACATAAGATACAAGTGGTGCAAGCCTTCATATTCCATAAGACAGGTAAGCAAGTGAGGATAGTATTCAATAGACCTGATAGGATGCAGCTGCACCTTCAGCTACTAGATCAAGCTTATGCTGTGGCCATGGCTGAGTTTAAAAACAAATAACCAATTAAAATAATATAGGTATGGCAATAATTAACATAGCAAGGGCACAACCTCTGATGCCTGCATACAATCCTATCAAATTTATCTATGATAGCTCAAACAACAACCTACAAGGTTTTAAGTATATCTTTGATATCTATGAAAGTGGTACAGCTAACAAGATAGCAGAGTACAGGGTAATGCCTACCTATGGCACAGGTTATGGTGAGGTAGATCTATCGAAGCTCTTACAGGCTCAGGTGAGCTATGACCTTAACTTGACTAACACCTCAGTATATGATGCAAACAACAGCCACTATCAGTATGATGTAAAGGTAGGGGAAGAGTATCTTACTACTACCACTTATTCATTAGCACTTACTCAATGGGTAACAGCTCCCTATGTAGGCAAGGTAAGAATAAACGTAGCTAACACATTTGTGGTAGGAGACCAAATTAACATAACCCAAAACATACCTGGTCCTACAGCTAACCCAAACTTAGAAGGGCTCTTCACTGTGCTAGTAGCTAACCCTTTGTACATAGTAGTGAGCTCACCATGGGGATCTGTAACTAATTCAACTACAGGAGGAGCTATCACTTATGCAGATGGTAGAAAGACAATCACTAGAAATATCATCACAGCCATTAAGAACTTTGTATTTAACGGAGCTATCAGATGGGTAGAGTGGCCTGCTTATGACTATAATGATTTTATGCTTAACAGCTTTCAGGATAGACTGCTTACCAACCTACCATCTTCTAATTTCTATGCTACACTCTCACAGGATTTATGGCTTAATGCTGTAGCCAATAGCTCACCTACTCCTCCTGATACATTTATTTTTCAGACCAGTGACGGTGATATATTTGAAAAGACTGTTACAGCTGCAGAGCATGTTAGTGGCATAAGTGCAGGCCCTAATAACTATGGCTTACTATCTGTTATCTCAGGAGCTCTACCAATGATTAAGCCTACCACTGAATGGTACACAGTAAATTATGCTAGAAATTCTGGTGTTCCTGGCTCAAGGAAATACAAGATAAACTTAGATAGAAGGGTAAGAACAGTAGAGCACTCTATCTTATTCTTAGATCGCATGGGCTCATGGGGAAGCTTTGCTTTCACAGGAAGGGCATACACTACAGGCAACATAACACGTGAACAGTTCAACAAAGATATCCCAGGATACGTTGAGACTGCAGGTATAGATAGATGGTTATACGAAACCACTGAGACAGGTATGACTAACACTTATATCTCTACTGATACTACCATAGCACTCAATACTGATTGGATGAACCAAGATATGGCTCTATACTTCACAGAACTTTTAAGCTCACCTAACACCTACATTAAGATAAGCAACTATGATGCAGATTGTGAGCTACCTGAAAGTGAGGAGTATGTGAGCTGCACTATAGTCACTTCTACCTTTGAAGAGTTTAAGCAACGCAATAAGAATTTGATAAAGCAGAGCATAGTAGTTAAGCTAGCTAATAACAATATAGTAAACTCTTAAGATGGTAAGGATACAATTAGCAACAGGCTACTTAGATGTTAAGGAGGGTACAGCCTTCCCTTTGAATTTTCAGGTAGGAGATATTAGAGATGTATCTAAGAGACAAGGTAACTACTCTAAGACTATCACTCTTACTGGTAGCAAGAATAACAACAACCTACTCAACCACTACTATGATGTGAATATAATTGAGGGCACGTTTAACATCAATGCTCTTACTACAGGATCAGTTATACAGGATGGTATCCCTATTATGGAGGATGTATCTGTTCAGCTTACTTCAGTTAAAAAGGCTCAGATGACTGATGGCTATGAGGAGCATGTAGAGTATGAGGTATTGATTAAGGATAGTAAAGCAGATTTATTTACAGCTATAGCTAACAAGGAACTAACTGATATAGACTTCTCAGATTTCAACCATACCTATGATGCATTCAATGTAAAAAATAGATTTGCTAATACGGTGGTAAATGGCTTCAAGTATTTTCTCCCTGCTAACTCAGCCTACATCTATAACACTCAAGAGTTTAAGCCTGCTATATTTGCTAAGGTATACTTTGATAGGATCTTTGAAGATGCTGGCTTTACTTATGATTGGCCTACCATTGCATACGATAGATTTGATAAGCTCTTCATTCCTTACAATGGAGGGGTAGATAACTTTGACTATAATGACTATTTGGTTAAAGCAGAAAAAACAGTGCCTACTACAATCAATGGGGCTAACAATGGTTTTGGTATTTCTAATATAGCTTATATAGCAACAAATACTACGCCTGCCACTAAGATTAATATTGATAACTTTACTGAGCTAGAAGATCCTCAGAATATATTTAACCCTATCACAGGTGTATACACTACACCATTCAATATAAGCTCAGCTAACTCACAGCAGTATGACTATCAGATAACTATGAGCTATCAGCTTAATATAGTTAATACTTCAGGGGTAACATGTTTTGCTAGTAATGCATCAGGTGTAGCTGCTCCAATATTTTACAAACCAAGTTTAGGAGTTAGTGCAGCAGGGCAGCCTATTATCTTTAGCAACCTATATACTAATACTACCCCTCCTGCTAATAGTACATCAGTAAATAATGCTGTGCAGGCTCCACTATCTATAATTAATGGTACAACTAATATACTTACTCAAACAATAGTAACTACTATACCACTTGGCTATACAACACTTAATCAATTATCATTAGGTACTTTAGGGATAAATGTAAATCAAGTTAATCTCGTTATTGCAGGTGTAACTACATATAGATCATGGAAAAAATTATTACCATCAGGCGTTCCTCCAGCTGCTGGTCAGATAATTATACAGGCTGTGATAACAAACATACAACTAAGCATTGTACCTAGTAGCACAATCTATGCAATAGGTGGTACTATAGATGTTAATGATTACGTGCCTAAGAAGATTAAGCAGTCAGATTTTATTAAGGGCATCTTTAACATGTACAACCTATATGCTCAGGTAGATAACGTACAGCCAAACAAACTACTACTGCAAAATAGAGATGACTTTTATGATAGTGGTGTGGAGGTAGATTGGACTGATAAGCTTGCTAAAGACCAGGAGCAGGAGCTATCTTTTTTACCTGAGATTACAGCTAAGAAAGTGATACTTACTTATGCAGCTGATAAAGATGGGCCTAATACAACCTACACCAATGCCACTAATGATATCTATGGTCAAGCTGAGGTTATCTTCGATAATGAGTATGTTAAAGAGGTAGAAACTAAGGCTATACTATTTAGCCCTACTCCTGTTATCAAAACTTTGTTCGGAGCATTCGTACCTATGATAGCAGGTGCAGCACCTGAGACAAACATAAGGATACTATACGATAAGACACTTACAGGTGTAGCATTAGCAACCTGTGGGCCTTACTCTATTTTAGACTATGGATCTGTAGGGCAAAGTAACTTAACTAGCTATCCTTTGGTAGGTCACTTTGACGATCCACTTACACCAAGCTTTGATATTAACTTCGCTATCTGCGACTTCTACTACTACCAACCTAGCAACCTAACTGACAACAATCTATACAACAGATACTGGAGGCGTACAATGGGGCAGATTAACAATGGTAAGATGCTCATAGCCAACTTTGATTTAAAGGAGAATGATATCCAAGCTCTTAAGTTAAATGATAAGATAAGGATAGATAACTCATGGTGGAATATCAATAAGGTAATAGACTACGATGCCAATGCTCGCAAGCTTACAAGGGTAGAACTCATCAGCATAGATAACGAGATTAACTTTTTACCTTTCATGGGACCAGGTGGTCCAGTGATACCTACCCCTCCGGCAGCAACAGGGCCTATGCAGATGTTAGCTATGGGTGGTATCAATACTACTCAAATGATTACCTCTAATGTATTTAGCAATCAGGCTACTGCTCAGGTAATGGGAAGAGGTAACGTAATAGTGGGAGGCACTAGATCAGTGGTAGTAGGTGATGGATACATAGTGAGTGAGAATGATTTAGTAGGAGACAACCTAAGAGCTAGCACATTTAATGGAGTACCTGTAGGCATCACTCCATTAGTATACACTGCTAACTTAACACAGGCAGGATTAGGTGATCCTATACCTGAGGTGCTTAATGATACGCTAGGTGGTATTACTTGGACACGAGGAGCAGTGGGTGCGTATAAAGGATATTTAGATGGATACAATATAGGTGATATAATAGTTCCTAGGATAACTGTGCTAATCAATAATGTATTTTATGATGGAATAATATCAGTTAGCTACATAGGTGTAGGAAATTATATAGAAATATTTACCTCACAAATAGGTACAGGATACATAGATGGTTACTTATTAAATACAACAATCGAAATTAAATACTACGGATAAGATGAACGAGGTAATAATCCCTATAAAATTAGCAGGCCTGGGTGAGATGAAGGCTGAGCTTAAGCAGATCAAGAGTGATTTGGTAACTGCTACGGATCCTGCTGAGATAGAAAGATTATCCTCCAGGGCAGGTGAGCTTAATCAGAAGCTTAAAGATACTAATAAGACTATTAAGAACTTTAGCACAGGATCTACAATTCAACAGGTAGGAAATCAAGTAAGTGGCATTAAGGATAGTCTAATGAACTTAGACTTTAAGAAGGCAGCTACTCAGGTAACTGCTTTTACAGGTACTCTTAGCAAATTAAAACTATCAGATCTTACTTCTGGCTTAGGAGCTCTTACTTCTGCTGCAGGAAAAATGGGAGCTCAGATGCTTAAGATAGGATTACAGTTACTTACAAACCCTTACTTTTATCTAGCTTTAGTTATTGTCGGAATAGTAGCAGCTGTAGTATTGGTGCTTAAGTATTTCGGAGTTTTAGAAGTAGTTATCGATGCTTTGATGGCTCCTATCTATGCTCTTATAGATGGCTTCAAAGCTCTCACTGATATGATGGGACTTACCTCTTATGCTGCTGATGAGAATGCTGAGGCTGTAAAAGCTGCTGCTGAGAAAAGCACAGAGGCTAGTAAGTTAAGAACTGAAAAGATAGGTAAGTACTATGACCATGAGATAGCTATGGCAAGGATAGCAGGTAAAGATACATCTATATTAGAAGTACAAAAATCTCAAGAGCAATCTGCTGAAGCCGAGGTAAGATTGAAAAACGCTGAGGATACCTTAGAGTCAATGGCCCATATGGTAGGCGAAGATGCTGACAAGGCAAAGCAGGAATTAATAGACAAGATTAAAGCAGAAAATGATATTATAGAAGATGGCTATAATACAAGAGAGGAGATGTACGCAGCCAATGCAAAGAAGGTAGCTGATAATGAAGATAAGGTCACTGATAATGCAAAGAAGGTAGCTGAGAATGCTAGGGCTGTCTATAAGGCTATTAATGATAAAAGAAAAGCAGACCAAAAAGAATATGATACAAACAGATTAAATGCTGAAAGACAAATTGAAGATTTAAGAATAGCTGCTATAAAAGATAATGCAAAAAGAGAAGCAGAGGCACTTACTGAAAAGTATGATAGATTACGAGCTGATTTGCTTAAAGATGCTACTAAGACTGACAAAGAAAAGAAAGACTTAAAAGCAGCCTTTGATTTAGCAGAAACTCAAGAGAAGGATAAAATGACTGAGGCTGCACTAGCAGCTGCAAAGCAAAAAGAAAACGAAGCCTTCCAGGCACTCAATGCATTAAAGATAGCTAACATGGTTGAGGGTGAGGCTAAGATAGCAGCACAGCAACAGGTAGCTTATCAGGCTTCTGTTAATGCAGCTAAAGAAAAGTATGGAGCAGACTCTGCACAATTTGCAGAATTTCAAGAGCAGTTGAGAATAGCAGATGAAGCTACTACTAAGGCTAGAGCAGATAAGAAGATAGCAGATCAGCAGGCTTTGCTAGACTCATTAAACAATTTAGGCCTAACTGATGATCAACGTAAAATAATGGCCATTGAGGCTCAGTATCTAAAAGAGCAACAGCTTGCTAATGGTAATGCTGAGACTTTGCTAGCCCTAAAGAATAAGTATGATATTGATATTGATAATGCTAACATTGCTGCTGCTAATGCTGAGGTAGAAAATAATAGAAAAGTAAGAGATGCTAAGTTAGGGTTTGCTAAGGATACAGTAGATGGGCTCACCAACTTAGGAGGGATGCTCATTAAGGACCAAAAGAAACTTGAGAAATTTAACAAGGCCTCTGCTCTTATTCAAATAGGTATTGATACTGCTAAAGCTATCTCTGCATTGGTAGCAGCTGCTAATACTAACCCATTGAATGGTGTAACAGCAGGAGGTGCAGGTATAGCACAATTTGCTTCAGGTGTTATTCAGATAGCGACAAACATAGCTAAGGCTAAGCAGTTACTCACATCACCATCTACCCCTGTAACAGCAGGAGGAGGTGACACTGGAGGTGGAGATACTGGTAGCAATACAGCCACTATGATACCTCAAGCAGCTCAGCTCTTTGGCTCATCAAACAATGCTAATGCTATGAGTGCAGGAGGTGATAGTTCAGGTGGTAGTGGTAATATGATGGTTACAGCTGTGGTTAGTGAAACTCAGATAACAAACGTGCAAAAGAAAATTAACATGATAAATAAAAACTCAGAGCTATGAATTCCTTACAAGCAATAACCAATAAAATAATAGCATTTTACACAGCCCATAAGCAAGTATTTAAGGTAGGTACTGACTTCAAAGAGCAGCTCTATAACTTTGCTACTCAGGATGAGAAGTATCCCCTGGTGTATATCGTGCCTAGTGGAGTTATCCCAACTGAGAACACTACTGAGTTTACCTTCGATATCTACTGCTATGACATCATACAAAAGGATAGAGCTAACATCATAACTATTCTTAGTGATACTCAACAGATCCTTAGTGATCTCAATGTATACTTTACTGATAGCACTGACTATGACTTTGATGTGGTAGGTGTGCCTACTTTTACACCCCTCAACAATGACTTGCTAGATTACGCTGCAGGCTATCAGATGACTATCACTCTTACTGTCAATGATTGGACTGACTGCGCTGTGCCGATCTAAACAAATCACTTTACTAAACTAATATAGGTATGGCAAATAATACACTACAACAAATAGCAGATAACTTAGGGGTAACAGGATATGATAATACTAGCTTACTTCTAGGCATAGCTGAATACTACGGTGTCAATCCTAATAGATCTAAGTGTTTAATGTTTGATATCTTAGAAGCAGCAGGAGGTGATGCTCGTAGATCTAATAACTACATGGAGGATATAGTAGTAGCATTAAGAGGTAGTAGAAATTCACTCAATGTTATTGAGGCATGGGAAAACGCAACAAGCTAAGATATGGGATGGTGGGGTAAATGGAGAGCAACAGCTCCAGCACATATAGGCGACTTACAGCCAACTGATTTACTAGATTGCACTTCTATTATTGGTGGGGTGGAATTTAATAACACAATCACAGGCGCTCAAATTATAGCAGCTGCTAGTGGTGGTAGTGCAACTTGGGGAGGTATCACAGGAACGCTATCAGCTCAGACTGATTTGCAAGGTGCATTAGATAACAAAGTACCATACACAGGTGCAACAGCAGATGTCAACTTAGGTAGTCATGATTTAACAGCTACTCAAGGTACGTTTGCTACAGGTGGAAGTTCTGATACATTAACCGTTAATCACACTAGTGGAAGCGGTAAGGCAATCACAATCACTAAAGGTGGTGCAGGTGAGGGTATATATGTTAACAAGACAAGCGGCAGCGGTAATGCTGTTACTATTGTAGGTGATTTAGAAGCTACTACTATAAAGAAAACTAGCGGTACATCTACACAATTTTTGAAAGCAGATGGAAGTGTGGATACTACTACCTACCAACCTACGCTAGTAAGTGGTACCAACATAAAGACAGTTAATGGTAACTCATTAGTAGGTAGTGGTAACGTGACCATCGGGCCTAAGTTATTAGGGTATAGTGGTATACTAGGAACTCCTACCACTCTTAACACTGTCACTATTTGTCACTCTTTATTAATACCTGCGAATACTTTTAGCCTTAATAACATTTTGCAGTTAGTGTTTAGAATGCATAGGCAATCAGGTAACTTGGGGCAAATGTATGGCAGGATATACTCTAACACTACTAATAGCTTAACAGGTGCTACATTGATTAGTAATATATACACTATGAATGGTGGAGGTACTGCTTATTTAGGATATTGCGAACGTAACTATAGCTATGATGGCACAAGTCTTAGAACAATGGTAGGTTCTACACAATCAGAGTATACTGTCGGAGCTATTCAAACTACCACATTCAATCGAACAAGTAACCAATATATTCTATTTACTATGCAATGTCAGAATATAGCTGATGTAGCTAATGTAGATTTATTCAAAGTTTTTGCTTATGTTTAATATTAACGGAACTGATTACACTATTACTGGACCTGTTGAGATTATTAGTGATACACAACTTCACGTAGAAACTGATAAGGGTATTATCTTAGTAGATGATACAGTAGAGATTTATAAAGATTTAAGAGATGGCATACGCTAAAAATGGTATATTCAATGTGCTTTATCCTACTAGGAGAAAGATGGCTACTATTCTTAAAAGGATAGTAAGAGATGATATCTCTAATCCTACAGGAAGTACCCTAGTAGATAGCATTAGAATTAATGCTCAGATAGTAAACATGGAAAGATTAGAGATAGAGATAATAGCAATGTATTACTTTATCTTTTTGAATAATGGAGTACCACAAACTTCTAATGCTTATGGTCCTAATAATGGGCAGATAGCTCCTAGAGAATTTGTAGATAAATTTACTCAGGAAATGGAGAGCTCAGGTATCACTGCTGAAATATATCAACAGTACTTTGATTGGCTTAGTAAAAATTATCCTATGAACCAATGGGTGCCTGTTGTCAAAGAAAATCAAAAACTAGTATACACTTTCTATGCATTAGATCCTCCTGCTGATTTCATTGAGGGGTATCCGTTAAATGTCTAGCTCTTTTTTCATCCCTAACATATTAAATACATAGGTAAGTGGTAGAGCTCCTACAGCTTCACTCTTAGTTATATCCCCATCAGTAAGGCCGTAGATCATTCTCTCCCAGCTCCACTTATTATTCTTTACCTCAGCCTCTACCTCTTTTATCTCTTCAGGCTCCATGGCTGCCTTATCATCTGCTGTTAGCTCCTCTTCAGCTTCGCCAAATAAATTCTTATACACATCTAAAAAATTCTCCCTAAACTTTAGGAACTCAGCCACTATACCATAGACTTCAGTAATTGGTAGATCTAGAAACTTCTCAGCTCTTATGTGTATATCATAGTCATAAGTCTCCAGTACTACCTCACCCCATTCATTTACCTTAGACTGCCTGTATAGGATAGCACATATCTTATCTATGTTAGTATGGTAGTTATCATTGAAATAATAGTCCAGGTCTATGTACTCAAAGAGGCACAGCTTAGACAAGGGCTTTATCCTCATACCTAGGAGCTCTGACTTATATTGTTTAGATGGTTGAGTGTTTGACCACTTCATATCATTTACCATCTGGACCATCTCATCTAGGTCTAGCTCATCTACCTCATCATAGGTCATATCAGTGACTATAGATATCAATTCACTATTGTAGCTATTAGCTCCCTGCTCTTTGTCTATTTGGCTAATTTCAATAAACTGCTCAACTGAGATATTACTCCACTTCTTCGGTAGGTACATCTTCTGCTTTATCTACTTGTTTGATTAATTTATTCGTGATAAACAATAAGTAAGGAATAGCTATGTTAGCCTTAAGATCTTTAATTAATTTTGCTTTCAATTTTAAGTGAGCCTCAGCATAATGCTCAGCAGGTGTAAGATCATCCCTCTTAAAGAAAACTGCTAGCACATCACTAATATATCCTTTAGGTTTAGCTATGGCTATCTTCTCAATAAGCTTTGTATCTCTTACTGTCATCTTAAGCTCAGCTGTGTAGCTGTATCCTGCTAACTCAATTTGTGAGATGGTAGGGTAGTCTACCTCAGGGATAGTATTAAATGCATTGGTGTACTCAATGAAGTCAGCCACATCTACATCATAAAACTCACTTTCAGCTAAGCCTAAGCTAGCAAAGATTTGTAAGTGCTTATCTACAGCGTCAAGCTCCTTGTTATTGCTAAGCTCGGTTATTACTTCAAACTGCTCTATAGTCAGCTCGTCAAGGTGGTTTGGAATTTCTTTTCCTAAAATAGTTATCATAATTGTTTTTTTTACAAATATACAAATAATATAATATAGGTATGGCAAAAGATAATTTACCTATTTACAAAATTACTATAGATCCTGAATACTCTGAAAATGGGGAGGACTTAGGGATAGAACAAATAGCTTTTACTAGCACTCCTGCTATCAAAGTAATGGGTATGGCTTTCAATTCTCAGGCTAAGCAAATGATATTTAAGGATAATGTAAAGTATCGTATTGTAGCACCTGCTCTTATACCTATGGAGATCTATCGTAAAGATGATGAGGATGGGAAAGAGTACTATGTTAAGTTTACTAAAGAAGAGATAGAGAAGATTCATTCTAAGTTTATGAAAGACATGTCTAATAAGGACCTGTTTAATTTAGAGCATGATACTACTGAGACTGTGCCTGCCTATGTACTTGAAGCTTGGATTGTAGACAACCCTACTAAAGATAAAGCTTACTCTTCATTTGGTATAGAGGTACCTACAGGCACCTTAATGGTAACAGCTCAGGTAACTGATGTTGAGTACTATAACCATTTGGTAGATAATGACCAGGTAGGCTTCAGCATTGAGGGATACTTAGGTATGAAATTAAAAGAGGTAACACAATTAAAAACCAAAATAAATATGAACAAATTACCTGATGGAGAGCACACTATTGAGGGTAAAATCTATATCGTAAAAGATGGAGAGATTACTGAGATACGTGATGTTAAAGTAGAGGAGACCACTGAAGAGGTAGCCCTAGAAGATACAGTAGTAGAAGAGGAGGAAGTAGTAGAAGAGACTATGGCTGTAGATCCTGTTTTAGATGCTGAGGCAATACTAGCAATAGTTAAGCCTGCACTAGATGCAGAAGTAAATAATTTAGTAGCTATGATAGCAGACCTAAAAGCACAACTAGAAGATGCTATGGCTGTTGATGGTGAAGAAGAGGTAGTTGAGGAGGCTGTAGCATTAAGCGTGCAGCAAAGATTAAGTAACTTTAATAAATTTAACACAAACAAATAAAAACAAACAAAATGAGAAAATTAAGATTTGATTTAAACAATGGTGCAGGTGCTACACTTACACCCAATGCAGAGAGCTTTTACTCTCAGGCTTACCTAGGATCATCAGATATCGTAGATAACTTTCGTACTTTGCCAGGTGTAAAGTATGAGGTTAAAATTGGTACTGTAACTTTTGGTGACATTTTACAACCATCTACATGTGCTTTCACTCCACCACAGGATGAATTGACAGCTAAATTGATGTCGGTGTGTGCCCTATCAGCACTTGCGCAGATCTGTCAATTTGATCTGGAGCAGTCTTTCGTTTCGTTACAAATGGCACAAGGTTCTAATGGTGATTTCTCTGTAGCTAACTTTATGAACTTCTACTGGAGTGAGATGGCTAACTCTATTAATGGATCTATTGAATCATTGAGATGGCAAGGTGATAGCTCTTTACTTCCTGCTAACCCACTATCTTTGTGTGATGGTTACGAAGTACAACTTGCAGGAGATATAGCTGTTATTCCTTACGCTATGACACCTACACCTACTTTTGCTCAGTTATTAACTGACTTAGAAGCTGCATTTGCTTTAGTACCTGCTAACATTGCATCACGTACTGCAGATTTACGCATCTACTTACCAACTCAATTAGTAAACATCTACCGATTAGGAGTGGCTTCAGGTAACACTAATGCATATATCACTCAAGATCTAGCTCTTACTTACTTAGGTATTAAGATTGTACTTTGTCCAGGTATGTCTAATGACCATTTGGTAATTACTTTAAAGGATAATCTAGTCTATTTGTTTGATTCTGAATCTGATCCATCAGATCTACGTGCAGTGAACTTGGCAGATACAGTTGCTGAGCCTTACATCCGAACAAGAGCAAATATGAAAATTGGCTTTAACTATGTTAATCCTACAGAAATCGTTTTCGGATCTTAATTATTAATTCATAGAGGGGGGCAACCCCCTTTATATAAAACTTAAACATATGCCCAATTTATGCACCGCTTTGGAGGGAATCCAAAAATCTTGCGCCAATAATTCAGGGGGAATTTATCAGGTATGGTTTATCCCTCAAGATAGTATTGCTTCTGTTGCAACTTCAACTACTTATCCTGATTACAAAGTAACAGCTATCACATTTGATCCTGTAACTATACCTCCTTTACAATTTGAAAGTTATTTCATTCGCAGGAATACATCAAACTATACAGAAGAGCAAGCTGCTGATCTTATCAATGGTTCAACTTTTGTTACTCAAACTATTAACCTAGTATTTCACCGTCGTGAAGCTGCTAAGTCTAATGCACTTAAGATACTTGCTTCAGGTCAACAGTATATTGCAGGTGTAGTATTAGATGCTAATGGTAGATATTGGTACTTCCCATACTTGCAGCTTACTGCTACTGGTGAAGGTTCTGGTGTTGCTCGTGCCGATGGTTCTAAGTACACTGTTACTTTGGTAGCTGAGAATGAGTCTTTAGCCCTAGAAGTTGATTTAGCTGTACCAGGTAATTACGCAATTTATGGCTTAGTTTAATCTACTGCCTCTCTAAAATTAGCCCTGCATATTGTGGGGCTTTTTTTATTTCTAAACATTTGCCTAACATCATATAATATAGTTATGATATACATTGAACAGGGAGTGATTAACCAGGTAGTGCTAACCTTAACAGAGGTCACAACTGTACCCACCCCTCATTATCTATTCGCTTTTACTAATGAGATGAATACTGCTAGTGTGCCTCAGTTATTTACTACTGCTGATACTAGCTTATGGCCTGAAAGGTACAATCTTTTTGTACTTAATGAGCCTGTAGATATCATCTTAAAGCAAGGGCAATTTATTTACCAAGTTTATCAGAGCTCAACACCCTATGTACTACCATTAACTATTGCACAATCCACAGGAGTGGTGATAGAAGAGGGTAGAATGGTGGTAAGTGGGCCTGTAGGAACTTCAATATACGATTAATTATGGCATGGTATAGCAATTTTTTTAAGACAGCAAGTAAAGGCCCTGAAGTGGTAGAAGGCTACCAATCTTTTAGCACCCCATTTATGCCTGTTGGCCCTGGCAATCTTACACTACCTTATGTAGATCCTAGGTATAGTGCTAATATGTGGATAAATTTTGGGGCTGATAATCTCTACCCTAGTCTACTCAATCAGATGTACTACTCATCACCTTTGCATGGTGCCATTGTGGACTTCAAAACTAATGCAGTTATCGGTGGTGGCTTTGCTCTTAAGACTGATCTATTAACTACTGTTGAAAAATTAGAGCTATACACTTTTGAACGTAAGATTAACTTAAAGCATATTGTTAAGGCTACCACTAAGCAGCTCATCATCCATAATAGGGTGTATTTTAAGATTTGTTATAGTCAAGGCAAAAAGATTACTAGGATAGAAAATGTATCCCCTGAGAAAGTAAGAGTAAGTGCTGATAAGAAAATGTATTTTATTTGTGATGATTGGTCACGTAGGATAGGCATCCAAGAGATAAAGCCATACCACATAGCCAATACTGACTATGAGCAACTATACTGCTACGAGATTAAATCTATAGGCCAAGATCACTACTCACTACCACAATATACTAGCTGTCTTAACTTTGCTTTCTTATCAGGTGAGCTAAGCTACTTTGCTAAGAGTAACATCCAAAACTCAGTATTTCCTTCATTTGCTATGATGTTTCCCAAGCGACCACAAAGTGAGGAGGAGAAGCATATGATTAAAGAGACTATAGACAGAATGAAAGGAGCAGCTAATGCAGGTAAAGCTGTAGCGTTCTTTGCTAATTCTGCTGAGCAGTTACCTAAGATAGAAGCAATGCCTACTAATGGTAATGATAGCCTATTTCAAGAAGCTTCACAACTTAACACTGAGCAGATTTGTTTTGCTCACACAATAGATCCTATTTTAATGGGTGTACGTACTACAGGATCATTAGGTGGTGGTGCAGATATTAAGCAGGCTTATGTAATCTTTGAAAAGAATGTAGTAATGGAGCTTAGGAGCTGTGTTCAGCATATTTTCAACGAGTTACTAACAATCTCTAAGATACCTGCAGAGTTCACTATTAATAACTTCCAGGTTATAGATGAAAGTATAGTAGAGCTAGAGGGTGATGCTTCGAGAATAAACAACCTAATCAGTGCTATGCACCCTACTGTTGCTCAGAAGATACTAGATAACATGACACCTAATGAGATAAGAGCTCTAGCTGATTTACCTGCGATTGAAACAACCCCTATAACACCTACTGTATAATGCTATACTTCATAACTGAAACTTATCTAAAAGTTAACACACCTATTACAGCCAATGTGGATGTTACAGATGTTACACCATACATAGCTACTCAGGCAGCACTAAGAGTACAGCCTATCTTAGGCACTACTTTTTACAACTATTTATTAACTCAGTATAATAACACAGCACTTAATCCTGATGAGATAAATTTAGTTGAGTTCATACAGCCTGTGATAGCTTGGAGATCTGCTGAAGATGCTGTCTTTGGTTTGACTTACCAACTTAAAAATAAAGGACTTCAAACTCAGTCAGGAGACTACTCAGCTAGTGTATCTAGAAACGAGGTAGCCTTTGGGATGGAGCATTATGCACAGAAAGCTAGCTTCTTTGAGCAAAGATTAATCAGATGGCTGCTAGTTAATAGAAACCTATTCCCTCAGTTTATCTCTACCACTAATCAGGATACTGATCTACGGCCAATGTTTAATAACTGCAGCTGCATTAACCAATATCAAACAACTTGCCTAGGCAACTGTGGTACATTCAGAGAGAATGGATACAATAACTCTATCTTAATACTCTAATGAAAATACAGTTAGCTATTCTTATATCATCAATACAAAAATCAATCATACAAATATTAGCAGTGGTAGGTTCTTTCTTTTTACCTATCTCAGGTATATTATTCTTAATTGGGTTTGCTATTTTTGTAGATACGCTAACAGGGATATGGAAGTCTAAAAAACTAGGGTTACCCATTACATCTCGCAAGCTTTCAGCTATAGTATCTAAATTGTTTTTATATGAGGTGGCTGTTATTGGCTTCTACCTGATAGATAAGTTTATTCTTAATGATATTATTTTAACATTTTTTAGTGTGCCTTTAATGCTCACCAAAATTCTATCTCTAGTACTTTGTAGTATAGAGGTGATATCAATATCCGAAAATTACAAGGCTGTAAAAGGCATAGATATATGGTCAGCATTTAAGAATTTACTACAGCGTTCTAAAGAAATTAAACAAGACATAGATGGAGTTAGATATAACAAAGATAGTTCAACACCGTCTATCTAAAGACCAATTTGTTGATGAGCTTACTGATAAGAAACAGATCTATTTGCACCATACTGCAGGAGGACCTGATGCTGTTAATGTAGCTAAATTTTTTAACAATCAAGTAGGCAAAGTAGCCACTGCTTTTATCATTGGTGCAAGAGGTACTATAGTGCAATGCTTTAGCTCCAAAAATTGGGCTTATCACCTGGGCCTAAAGCAAGAGATATTCACAGAGTCAGGAGTACCATACAAGAGCTTAGATAAGATATCTGTAGGCATTGAGATCTGCAACTATGGCCCATTGACTAAAAAGAACGGATACTACTATAATTATGTAGGGGGTAAAGTAGACTACACTGAGGTAACTATCTTAGATAAAAAGTACAAAGGCTATATCTATTGGCAGAAGTATACAGATGCACAAATAGAGTCTACTCGGAAGCTGCTAGTGTACCTTTGTGACCAATATAATATCCCTAGAACTTACTTTGCTACCATCTTTGATATTGATAAACGTGCTTTGAAAGGAGAAAGTGGTATATTTACCCACAATTCAGTGCGAAAGGATAAGAGTGATATCTATCCCTGCCCTAGAATGATAACAATGTTAGAGAGCTTATGAGACACTTACTACCACTTTTAATACTATCCCTACTATTTAGCTGTTCAGACGCTAAGAAAGCACAATACCACTATAAAAAGGCTGTTAAGTTTGGCTTAAGTATAGCAAATGATACAATTAAGATTAATACCATAGATAGCTTTGCAGTGATACGTAATGATACGATTAGATACGAAAAATTCATAACCACTAAAGATACTATTATACAGATCCTAGAGATGCCTAAGACCAGGTATCAGACCAGGATAGAGTACAGATATAAAACTAAGGTGCTTAAACAGGATGTGCTCAAATACAAGTATATCTATAGAGAAGCTAAAGAGCAGCGTAAAGCTGTGCAGATAACTAAGTCCAAAACTAATTGGATGCTTCTAGTATGGGGCTTCATTATAGGAGTACTCCTGTCATTTATCACTAGACTACTCCTTAAACTTTATCTCCCCTTTTAATGATAAGAAAAAGATTGTTTTTTGACATTGAAACAAGTTTTAATGTTGGAATATTTTGGCGAAGTGGTTATAACTTGACCATTAACCCCGGTGACATAATTCACGAAAGAGCCATTATATGCATATGCTATAAATGGGAAGGTGAAGACGAAGTACATAGCTTAGAATGGGATAGTAAGCAGTCAGATAAAGCAATGCTAAAGAAATTCTTAAAGGTAATGGCTCAAGCTAATGAAATTGTAGCTCACAATGGCGATAGGTTTGATATGAAATGGATTAGAACTAGGTGCTTATTTCACAATTTAGGAATGCCTCCAATACATAATACAATTGATACTCTTAAAGAGGCTAAGAGATATTTTAACTTTAACTCTAATAAACTTGACTACATAGCTAAATTTTTAGGTGTAGGTGCTAAGATGGACACAGGTGGCCTTGATTTGTGGAAAGACATCGTATTTAAAAAATCACCTGATGCAATGGCTAAGATGGTGGCTTATTGTAAGATGGATGTGACAGTACTAGAAAGTGTCTTTGATAAGCTTAATTCATACACACAATCAAAGGTTAATTATGCTGTATTAACAGGAGGAGACAAATTTGATTGCCCTCAATGTGGTACTACTAACATACGTTATAATAAGAAAGTCACTACCTCAGCAGGTACAATTCACCATTGGTTAATATGTAACCCTTGTAACAAATATTTTAAAGTGAATAATAAAACTTATGAAGATTGGGTAAAGTATAGGATAATAAAGAAAAATATTTCGTAAGTTTGCACCAGGTCTCGTATTAGAGACTCATAGCCCCCTATATCTTTGGTTAGTTTGGTAGGGGGTTATTTTTTTGCACAATAAACTCAGTAGGTTTAGTGAGCAATTCTACCAAGATTTGTGACGGTTATAACCAACATAATAGCTGTAATGGTGGCATAATGTATAATATAGCTAACATATTACCTACTTTTTGTAAAGTATATTTAAGGTTATTCCTTGAAATAAATTCAAAAAACATAGGCTACTAACCTGATTTTCTCATGTCCAAATTATTGCATTTTCTATACATGATAGGCTTATATGTTCATATTCCTTATTTAGAATGATTATTGATAACGATAAAGTTGTATACAATTAAATGTTTGTTCGTATATTTGAAAATAATTATTTACTAACCAATTAAAACTAACCAATGACAACAGAACAAATGAAAGCTACTATCCTCCTCTATTCAATAGAGTTGAGAGATGAGTACAATGAGATGGTCGGAGCATTCGGACATACAGATCCTGCAGCTCAGAGACTACAAACTAAGTATGCAACACTTTTAGTATTAATCGAAAAATTAGGCTTAGATGAGAACTATTGATTTTATCCAGGGCTTAGCAGCCTTAACACTCTTTTTAGTAGGAATGTATTTATCCTGTGCACTATGAGTTACGAGATAGACTACTTGAAAAAAGGCTACATCAATGTATGGTGGGCCTCTGAAGATGGAGGTATAATTTACACTGCTGAGTACAGATGCTACTTTGTTGAGGAGGGTATCTATGAAGCTTTGCTGGTAGATAGCTATCAAAGAGGCAAAAATTACATCATCTTCACACCCTTGACTAGCAGAGAGCTAGAAGAGACAACCCAACTTGTAGAAGAGTGGGCTTACAATAACCCTGAATGTATCTAAATATGGAAACTAACGAAAACACATTTATACCTACCACTTTTAGCCTTAAGCGAAAGATGCAATGGTGGAGAGATCAAAGCTGTGATGGTGATAAAGGTGGAAGCTTCAACCTGGAGCTTTACCTAGACTATTTATCAGAACAAGATTTTAACGAAATAAAACAAGAGAAATGAACCAGCATAGGGTAATGAGAATAATAAAGCTTATGCAGTTTTTACAAGTTAAGCCTAGGCCTATTAACTCAATGTCTAGATACTTAGGCATCAGCACTAGATCAGTTTACCGGTACTTAAAGATGTATGAAGAGATAGGTTATAAATTAGAAAAGGATAATAACAAATACTACATAAAATGAAAAGATATAAAGTAACCTACAACTATTTTGAAAGTGGAAAAAAGATGATAGGCACCAGGATCTTAGAAGCCTTAGACAAAGAGCACGCTTTACAACTAATGGCCATGTGGCCTAGATTAATACTTAAAGTTGAGACAGTATGATAAAACAGCAGATTATAGAACTCTATCCAAATCACAGCAGTAAGTACATAGCTGAGCTTCTAGGGGTAACCATAAGCAAGGTATACAATACTGCATGGGGTGCTAAGGTAAAGAAATCAGCTGAGTATATGCTTACACCTGAAAGTGGTAGGATTATAGAGCCATCTGTAGCTAATCAGTTTAAGCCAGGGCACACTCCACACAATAAAGGTAAGCAGTTAAATGCAGAGATATATGAGAAGGTAGCACCCACCATGTTTAAGAAGGGCAATAAGCCTCACAATACTAAGCCTGTAGGAACTATCAATATAAGATTAGATACACAGGGAAGGCCTTATCAATATATCAAAATTAAAGATTGCCAATGGGAATTACTGCAGAGGCACGTATGGACTCAGGCAAATGGTGAGATACCTCCAGGATCTGTAGTCATATTTTTAGATGGTAACTATTTGAACTGTGAACTAAGCAACCTACAAGTAATAAGTAGAAAGGAAAATATGGCTCGTAATACAATACAAAGATATCCTGCTGAGCTACAGGAAGTAATGAAACTAACATGTAAACTAAAACGTAAAACAAATGGCAAACAACAAACTAAGTGATCTACGTGATCACATCTTTATGGCACTTGAAAGATTAGCTGATGAGGACATGAGTAATGAGAAAGTAAATCAGGAAGTAGAAAAGGCTAAAGCAATAGCTCAGCTGAGTGCTACTATCATAGCCAGTGCAAAGGTAGAGATAGACTATATCAATGCAGTGGGATTGGTAGACAGTCAAAGCGAGCTGTTCAAATCAGTTAATCCTAAACTACTAACATGACCAGACTAGAAGAGGTCCAGGCTATCATAGATAAGCACGATCTAAAACAAAAAAGCAGGTATATGCATGTGCTATACAAGAGATACTACCTGTATAAAGTGCTCAAAAGGGATGGTATGACCTTATCACAAATTGGTAGGCTGTTTAACCAAACACACGCAACTGTCATAAATGGGATAGCAAAGCATGACACTTACTCAAAGTATAAAGACAGTGCTTATATGATGCATACCTTAGAATTAAGGGAGAAGTTTGTGCTACCTCAATACTATAAGCCATTAAAGCAGAGGGTTTTAGAGTGTGTTAGCCTGGAGAAATTAGAGAAACTTAAAGAGCAAATTAGATGCAATTATTATTAACCAATGACGCAATGACAACTTCTCTTATTAGCGTCTGCTGTAACTTTTTGCATTTTCTAAATAATTTTTTTTATTTTATTTTGCGTCATTGCGTCATAAAAACGCTGAAAGTCAATAGCAGTATACTTATTAGCTATGACAAGGGCTTAAAATTTGCGTCATTTTGCGTCATAGAGTTGTCATATAGAAATAATGATTATATTTACACCCCAACTAACTAACCATGAAGATATCTGTATTCAAGTCCTTATTCAATTCTAAAGAAACTCCATACACTCAAGACGTAGTAGATGTTTATAATAGAATAAAAGAAGGCTACCCTGAGCTTATTGATAAGATCACTGCTCTTAGAGCTATGGAGGATGATAATCCTGCCTACAGCAGCCTAAAAAACAGCCTTAGAGCTATTATGTTTAATGGCACCTTTAATGAACGTAATGATAATGGCCTTATTGAGCATTCAGGTCTTTGTATCTTAGACTTTGATGATTATCCTAGTGATGAGGTAATGGAAGCTGAGAAAGCTCGGCTAATGGCTTGTATCAATGTCTTTATGATATTTGTATCACCATCAGGCAAAGGATTAAAGTGCGTGATTAAGATACCACCATCTGATAAATTCACGCATAAGAGAAGGTTTAAGGCCTTTGAGGAGTTTATTGATAGTGATTACTTTGATACTTCTAGCTGCAATGTTAGTAGGGTTTGCTTTGAGTCATTTGATCCTGAAGCTTATATCAATTTAGATGCTGAGGTCTTTAATCTTATAGAAGAGGAGAAAGGGCATAGCTCATTTGATAAGGTGCCAGTGCTACCAATGACTAATGAAAGTAATATAATTGAGAATATCATGAAGTTTAATCATGGTGATTTATCTAATGGTAGGAATAATTGGGTGTTTAAGGTAGCATCCTGTTTTTGTGAGTATGGCATTAGTGAAAATACTGCTAAGCTTTACCTCCACCAATACAGTGATAAGACCTTTACACAAATCGAAATTAATACCTGTGTAGGATCTGCTTACAAAAGAAGTGATAGAGGAACTAAGTACTTTGAGGATAAAGAAACCATTATAAAGGTAAAGTCTAAATTAAAAGAGGGCATCTCCCCTAGTGATATCTCTAAACAATTAGATATTAAGCCTGATGTAGTAGAAGATGTCAAAAAAGATGTGGCTAATAGTGAGGATGTGTTTTGGACTTTTAGTGATAAGAAAGGGGTGTCAGTAGATCCTATGAAGTATCGTGACTTCTTATACAAGTATGGCTTTAATAAGTATTATCCTGAACGATCAGAGAAACCTACATTTGTAAGGGTAATTGAAAACAAAGTTAATCTATCCTCAGTGGACCAGGTGAAAGATTTTGTTTTAGCTTATCTTATGAAGCAGAAGCAAGTGGAAGTTTGGAACTACTGCAGTAAGTCACCGTACCTATTTACAGATGGCCACTTATCTATGCTAGAGCCAATAGGATTAATGATGCTGCAGGATACTAAAGATGTGAGCTTCATACCTTATCGTAATGGAGTGGTAAAGATTACAAAAGATAAGATAGATATTGTGCCCTACATTGATATAGATGGCTACATTTGGGATAGGCAGATCATTGATAGAGATTACAAGCCAACTAAGACTATTGAAAATGATTTTAAGAGCTTTGTAAGCAAAGTATCTGCAGATGATGAGCAAAGGGTTAATGCCTTAGAGACTACCCTAGGATATCTACTGCATACCTACAAAGATAAAACAGATCAAAAGGCAATTATTTTTAATGATCAGGAGATAGATGATAATCCTAATGGTGGAAGTGGTAAGAGCTTAGTACTAACAGCCATTGGTAAAATTAGAAATATAGTTAAGATAGATGGTAAAGCATTCAACCCTCAGAAGAGTGATTTTGTTTATCAGAGGGTAAACTTAGATAGTCAGATCCTGGCCTTTGATGATGTGAAAAAGAATTTTGACTTTGAGCAGTTATTCTCACTGATTTCAGAAGGGATAACAGTAAACAGAAAGAATAAGGATGAGATCTTTATCCCATTTGAACGTTCACCTAAGATTGTGATAACTACCAACTATGTGATAAGTGGTGCAGGTGGTAGTCATGATAGGAGAAGGCATGAGATAGAATTCAATCAGTACTTTAATGCTCAGCGTAATCCATTAGATGAGTATGGTAGGTTATTGTTTGACAGCTGGACTGTAGTTGATTGGTTAATCTTTGATAACTACATGATCAGTAACCTGCAGAAATTCTTATCAATGGGCCTTGTTAAAACAAAAGCTATCAATGCAGATGATAAAAGGTTTATCTCTTCTACTAATAAGGAGTTTTATGATTACGCTATAGAGGGTAATATCACAATGGACACGCTTCACTATAACAATGTATCTATTCAGGACTTCCAAACATATACAGGAGGGTGGCATGATTTGAATGCTCAGAGGTATCTTAAGATGGTTAATGAGTACTGTAAGTTTAAGGGGTATCACTTTGACAAGGGTAGAAGTGCAGTAGGTAGATGGTTCAAAATAACTAAGCTATGACTATAGAAGAGAAAAGAAAAAGAGATAAGATAAATAGAGAAAAATACAAAGAGCAAAGGAAACTAGCTGCGTGGATTAAATTCAAAAAACAATGGGAAAATGAACAAACAAAACAAACAAAGACTACATGAGCTTGAAGAGAAGTACATGAGCTACCGGTACCCATCAGCACCAGGACACATCATCCCCTTCACTAAGTACTCAGATGCTACAGCTAATGGCTTGACTAGATGCATCACTGACTTTCTTAACTTCTCTAAGCATCAAGCTGAAAGGATTAATACAATGGGTGTATTTAGGCAAAGCTATAGAACCGATGGCACTAAGACTGCAGGGCAGTGGACTAAGGGCACAGGTACTCCAGGATCTGCAGATATCTCAGCCACTATTTATGGGAGATCTGTAAAGATAGAAGTTAAGATAGGGAAGGATAAGCAG